GAAACCCTACAACAAGCGTTCCGACAAAGGGTGTCACCACCGAATTGCAAAGAAATCATTAAAAAGAGAAATAAATTAATTGCTGATATTAAATATGGTTGAACTATTTACCTACGAAAATCTCTTTCCACCCAACTTTAATTGGTGGCAACCTGAAACAAATCCCCATCGTACCCAAATTGAGAGTCCGTGGGACCGATGGAGTCCGGCAGTGGTCGCTGCCGTAGAGGGTGCTCAAAATATTGTTATACCCTCCCATGGTTGGATTGTTTCCAACGCTATCATGGCAATACCTCGAGGTATGACACTAAAAGTTACGTCAATAATTGGAACAAAGACCTGTATAATTCTAAATGATATTTACGGAGAATATATGGATTACCTACAAACGAGTAAACAGTTACATAACCAAAACTATCTCAAACATACTGATTTGAAAAACCCCCAACTAATTAAAAAAAGACAGGGTGCCTTTACAAAATGTACTGAAAAGGGGGGCGAGATTGAATTTTTAGAATGGGATACAAAAAAACATTTATGGCCACCCGAGGAACAAGGGTCTATATATGATTTTGCAAAGAATTATAGACAATATTCTAAGGAATTAACAAAAAATAGGGTTGGTGTAAGATACCCTATAGATTATAATTTAACCTTTGCCCCAGATGAAATGAATCTAACTACAATTTTTAAATCAGGAAATATAATTCCAGATATTCAATTAAAAATCCTTCCTCCAACCAAGCATACTAATGAATATGCACAAACAAATATTATGTTGAGAATTATATCTAAAAATATGTGGGAATATACCGATGTGATATTTACAGGTGTAGAAGAAACTAATCTAAGCAAGTTACTCGACAAAATATATGGTATCAACAATAAAATAAATATATTGACAACAAGTTGTTTTCCATTTAGTATTCCGCATAAAAAAGATCCCACATGGATCAAGTGTTTAGACTTTCTTCCTCCGCATTTTCAAACAGGAGTCTTAGGTCAACGAAGAAGAAGTTCATATGCTATAGCCCTACATCATAATGTAAGACTGATACAAGAACATAGAGAAAAGTACAAGGGTAAACTCAAGGAGGAAAAGCATACAATAAAGGATCCGTATACCATAGAGGCCCAATTTACAAACATTGATTTCGAAAAGTTTGTTTGGAATTTCCTCCGCCTCTTTCCTGAGAGTAAGAGACCTATTTGGTATACCATATTTAGAAAAGAGTTGGAAGACTATGATCCCCATAAACTATTTGTTTTAAATTTCGAAAATAAGAAAATTATTGATTTAAACTTTTTACCATGTATAATCATAATACTTTGGAACTATCGTGTTGGCTGTGGCAAATACCTCCTATTTGATTTAGCTCGGATACTCGACGAAAATGACCAAAACAAAAGAATCGAGAAAATGATTTCCTTTTTACAATCATTACACAACCCCAACCCCCTAGGGGTTGGGACCCAGGGCTCCGCCGAAAAAGCTTTAATTTGCAAAAAGATAATCAAAAAAAGAAATAAAAGAATATTTCAACATTTTTTTTCTTCATAATACCTTTCAAATTCAAAATCATCTATTTTTTTCAGGGGAGGACATCGCCTCAATTTATGCCTCTCCCTCTCTGTAAACTTCTTTCGAGGTGGGGCAAACATTGAAGGAACTTGACAATTATCAACCAATATTTTTATTGATTCAAGTTTCTCCAATTTAGAAACAAATACAACATGACCATTTGCAACTATTCTAAGTATCCTCATTTTAAATAAATTCTTTTATTGTCTTTAAGAGTATTACCTTTTGAGCGAACTTGCGAGGAATACCAACACTACACATAGTATTAGGGCCATTGCAAATAGGAATACTAAAAACACTATTGTAATTTTATGCAAGTCAGATGAACCATTAGTAAAATGTTCAACCCTCCGACGTACGGGCCTTTTCATTTGGTTGGGATGTTGTTGTTGATAGTTATATATATCCATAGCAACATCAGGATAATATTTCCATGGGTGATTATAAAATTTATCAGAAACATTTGCAGGATAGTTTAAAAACATATTACGAGGAACTTGGTACCATGGATATTGTGGCAACATTGGGATCCTCTGATAAGGATAGGGTGGACTATAATAGGGTGGAAAACCTTGTGCAATTGCTTTCTGATCTTGATTAAATTGATTATTGAGATCTAGGGCCTCTTGGCAGGGTGCCCCATAATAGGTACATTCATATTCATTTCCCTTTGTTCTCTGGCCTGCACTTCGCTCAATCTGTCTTTTATGTGCCGGATGCATTCTCTTTTTTATGTTGGGTGGGGGTTCTGGAATTTTTGTTTTCAACATTGAAGATCCCGAGACCCCTCCCCAAGCCTCTTCAATACTTGTATAGGTCATTTTTAATCTACACACATTTTTTTTTTGAAAAAGAAAGGTTTAATTTTCTTTAGCTGAAATCGCCGAATAAGGTTTGGTTTTTAAATGATCCCTACGTATACTGAATTTTATTTTCCAAAAAAAATTCGTCAAAAAAATTTTTCAACAACATCGACCAGTTCGGCAAGGCGAAACGTAGTTTCGCGTAGAGTTATATTATTTTAAGGCCGAAAAAATAAAAGCTCCTTTTTAATGGTTTTCCTCCACTTGGATTCCACACTCTTAATATTCCATGTAATTTTCCCCATTTATAAGTAGCTTTTTCCTCTAATTGACCATTTTTCCACCAACTCTTGTAGGGTCCCTCCTTCTTACCCTCTTTATAGTTACACTCTTCATATAATTGACCATTACTCCACCATTCCTTATATGGCCCCTCCTTTTTGTCCTTTTTATAGGTACACTCTTCATATAATTGACCATTACTCCACCATTCCTTATATGGCCCCTCCTTTTTACCATTATTCAAATGGTATTTCCTCTTTTTTTTGCCATCTGGGTAGTATTCCACTATTGGCTCTAAATAGGGAAGTATGTGGTCCCTAATTATTTCTTGAGGAAGATTACCCCAGTCATAGATTAGGCAAGAATTCATTTATTATAATATACTTTAGTGTTTAATTATTTTTTTACCCTCTTTGTAGACATCCTCTTCATATAATTTACCATTATTGTACCAACTCTTGTAGGGTCCATCCTTTTCATCCTCCCTATAGGTACACTCTTCCCACAATTGACCATTACTGTACCATCTCTTATAGGGTCCATTTAATTCATCCTCTTTGTAGATACACTCTTCCCATATTTTACCATTACTGTACCAACTCTTGTAGGGTCCATTCAACTTACTCTCTCTGAATGTACACTCTATCCTCAATTGACCAATACTCCACCACCTCTTATAGGGCCCCTCCTTTTGGCCCTCTTTGTAAGTATACTCTACCCGTAATTTGCCATCCCCATTCCAACTCTTGTAGGGCCCATGTCGCATACCCTCCTTGTAGGTACACTCCACCTCTAATTGACCATTCTCCCACCATTCCTTATAGGGTCCATCCTTTTGGCCCTCCTTGTAGATACACTCTTCCTCTAATTGACCAACCTCGTCCCACTTCTTATAGGGACCGTGTTGCTTGTTCTCCTTGTAGGTACACTCTGTGTCTAATTGACCAAACTCGTCCCACTTCTTATAGGGACCCTCCTTTTGGCCCTCTTTATAGGTACATTCTTCCCATAATTGACCACTATCCCACCAACTCTTATATGGTCCATCCAACTTACCCTCTTTGTAGGTAAACTCTTCATATAATTTACCATTACTGTACCAACTCTTGTAGGGTCCATCCTTTTGGCCCTCTTTGTAGGTATACTCCGCCTCTAATTGACCATTCTTACACCAACTCTTATATGGACCATTATATTTATAATTATTCAAATGGTATTCCCTTTTTTTTTTGCCATTAGGATAGTATTCAACTATAGGCTCCAAATAGGGAAGTATGTGGTCCCTAATTATTTCTCGAGGGAGGTTGCTCCAGTCATATAACTCAGACATCTCTTATTATAATATAATTTTAGTGTTTAATTATTTTTTTACCATCCTTGTAGGTAGCTCCGCTTCGCGGGCAAGGACCACCTTAGGTGGTCATACACTCCGCCTCCAATTGACCAACCCCGCAACTTTGTTGCGGGTACCATTCCTTAAAGGTTCCATCTTTTTTACCCTCCTTATAGGTACACTCTATTTTTAATTTCCCATTATGGTACCACCTCTTATAGGGTCCATGTCGCTCGTCCTCCTTATAGGTACACTCTACCTCTAATTGACCATTCCAATGCCAACACTTATAGGGTCCATCCTTTTTACCCTCCCTGAAGGTACACTCTACCTGTAATTTCCCATTACAGTACCACTGCTTATATGGCCCATCAAATTCACCATTATTCAAATGATATTCTTCCCATTTTTTGCCATTTGAGTCATATTCTACTATAGGCTCTAAAAAGGGAAGTATGTGGCCCTTAATTATTTCTGGAGGAAGGTAGGCGCCAAGGGCGCCGCAATTCTGATACGACTCAGACATCTTTTATTATAATACACATTAGTGTTTAATTATTTTTTCTCTTTCATATAGGCCACTGCTTGTAGGTACGAATCAGCCAAGTCCGCAGATGGTTTCTCTTTGAAATGTTGGGACCATAACTCTTGTCGAGTACGTTCCAAGAGAATCCTACAATACTCTTTAGCCAAGTACTTTCGTTGGGCATACTTGCTTTTATATTTTTTCGAACCCACTTCTTCATTCTCCATCAATTTAAATGAAGACAACTTTTTACGTGGTGAATAATAGGTTATATGACGTATCTTAAATAAACTTTCAATTTCCATCATCTTACTCACATAATAGAAATAGACCTGGCCTGATATAACCCTCATCTTGGGATTAAAACTTGGTTGTTTTTCTATTACAACATCGACTGTATAGTCTTTTAAATCTATACGATTTAATTCTACATAGAGCCTCTTTGTTTGGACCAAGTTACTACTTGCATCTATATCACGAACACCCCAATCTAATATCTTTTCTTGTGGTCCCAATAAACAATATGCCAAGTTTTTTGTACCAATATCAAAACTAAGAATGTAATCAACTCCCATCTTATATCATCTCCTTTTCCAACCCTTTAACCAAATATGCATTCATATCATATGAATCAGGAAGTTTTATGCCAAATTGTATATCCCCATTTACATCCTCCCATTGATCACCCACACTTAAAATTACATTACCCCCCTTGGGGTCCATTTCCAATAATTTATCGACCTCCCCTTCTAGGCCTTTCAAAACATCCGTAGGATATCCCAAACGTTTAAATACCTCCCCCTTTTTCAATGGTACATCACCTGGACGCATGAAAAGGAGGTCGGGAACAACATCATAACGCCTACAATCTTCCAAACTATCGAAATAAAGATCCAACTTGCGCTGTGTTACAATTACAAGTCTATACCCCAACCTTCTAGCATATTGAAACAGTTTTATAATTGGTTCTATTGGACTCCAACTTAACACGCGAATGGGTTCGCAGAACCCATTCGCGCTTTGCCCGTGTAACGGAGCTACGCGCGCCTTCGGCGCAATCCATCTTATCCTACCCACGAGGGGGTCGTGGGATCGATAAAAAACTAGGGTATCATCGAAATCAAAAACAACGGTCGCATCCTTTGATGCACCGGTGGCACATTGCCGAACCCTTCGGGTTCGAGCTGCAACGCTGCCACCATTTTCATTTAAAATCTTTTTTCCAACATAGAGTGACCGACACAGGGTACGAAAATAGTAACCTGTATGGGGAAATCCTTTATAAAATTTATTTATTGCCTTTCTATGATTCATTCACATTAATGATGGTTATTTTATTTCTTCCATGAATCTATTCATGTGCTTGTGTGAATCTTGAAAAAAGTTATAAAAGGGTAATGAATAAACCCCCTCAGGACACCTAATCGGCCAAGCATAGATGCCATAATCTATGGGATCAAACCATACTGTATCTAATGTTATGTAGAGTTCAATATTCTTTGTTATTTTTAATAATGGCCGTACTAAATTTAAAAATAGATTATTGGTTATTTTCCACAACCTGTATGAATCCTGTTTACATGGAAGTATTACTGGACCCATGTTGAAAAAGTCCCGAAGTGGGCGTAGGTCATTATTTAGGACTGGTATTGTTCCGTTTTCTTTAGGTTGTATATTTAACACCCTACTTAATTCGGGGTCTATATTTGAAATATATATCAATGAATTACGACCGTCATCAAGTAAAAATATATTACCCGCACGACGTATCAATCTAAGACATTTATTATCAATACATGGATATTTTGTCTGATCTACCCAATTACATTCCCCCTCACATGGCGTCTTTATGGGCTCCCACAATTGGGGTTTTTTAATTTTTTCAAATAGTTGTTGATTTAATTGTAGGGTATCTGTAAATTTTAACACTTGATTACCCTTTGACCATTTTTGAGCCATTTCTATCATTTTTAGGGCTAAATTTATATATATGAGGGCCTGCCTCGTTTTTGAATATGTCTCTTGTGAGGGCATACTTTCTTTTATAATATTTCTAATTTCGTTGCTAATATATGTTTTATAATCACCGTGTGTACCTATTGGTCTCTGACCAGACTCTCTACCATTTATTTCATCTATAATTTGTTTACCAATGTCATGATCATTTCGAACAGTTTTAACAATATTTTCAGATAATGATTGCTTAATATTTTTTAATAAGGAATTTTTTGTTCCTCCCTTTTTTCCACTAGATTCGATAAACTTTTTAAATCTATTTATTTCCTGTTTACCCATACCATAAACATTTCTTTCAAATGTTGGACAACAACGTTTTACCATATTGAAAAATTTAGTAAATTTTCTTAGACGAGGTAGATGGTCAAAACAGAGGTACCAAGGTATTATATGGAATACACCCCCTTTTATTTCAAAATGTGGATCCATTATATTATGGGCCCTACAAAGTAGACATTCATATTTCCCCTTTTCAATAAAACGTTGCCAATTTATTTTATATTCTATATTATTTGAAGGATGGTCGGGCCCAAATAAAATATAATTCATTATTTATTATTATACTAGAATTTAATAAATGTATATTCCAAATAGAATTAAATATCTTTTATTATTTGATTTAACATTATATCCTTGTCCACAAGGCGGTAGCGTCTCAGGACGCAACGCCGCCGAAGGCGGTCCAAATAAAATAATAGAGATAGGAGTAATAAAGGTATTTGCCCCAAACTCCGCCCTGGGCGGTATTGTTGAAGAGAAATCTATCATTATAAATGTTGGCCAAGTTGATACAAGTTTTGTTACTCGAACCCAGATTACACAAAATGCAATAGATAATGGCCTCTCCCTAAGGGAGGGCCTCCAAATGTTTGTAAATTTACAAGATTCCCAAACCCTTTTATGTTCTTGGGACTATGAGACTCGAAATAGGCTGGAACGCGAAGTGAGCTCTTTTGGCCTCCCTTTTAATGAATCTCATTTAAATATTGCCAAGTATGTAACAAGTATTCTAGAACTCCCAATAGAAACACAAATTAAAGATATATTAAAACGATTAAAATTAAGATACAGTATTTTTAATGTGCGCAATATATGGTCTATTATAAATAAAATTTCACCTTAAAAAAGAAAATGAGATAGGATAAAATGATTATCATAGGCCTTACGGGTAAAAAGAGAACGGGAAAGGATACCGCTAGTCTCTTTTTCAAAAAGATTTTCAATTCGCGTAAAAAGAGCACAGCGTTGCTGTCCTTTGCCCAACCCCTCAAAGATGCAATTTGCAAGCTATTTGTATTGGATCCCAACCAATTGGAAACGATAAAGGACCAACCCCTAGATGAGTGGGATGGACGTTCACCACGAGATATGCTCAAACATATTGGAGATTCATGTCGTCAATTTGACTCAAATTCAATGATTAAAAATATGAGACAACGAATAATTGGGTGTGGCTCAGATATAGTCATCATTACAGATGTTCGTTATGATAATGAGGCCCAACTTGTTAAAGAGCTAGGGGGTAGGGTAATAAAAATAGATCGCAATTTAGGGGAAGGGGTCGAAGACCTCCATTCATCGGAAAAGGGTATATCTGAACATTTGTGGGATAGCCTCGTTGAAAATAATGGAACCCTCCAAGAGTTTGAACAGAAACTTATCAAGAGTTTGGTTTAGTCTTGCGCAAATGTAAATTCGGGAGGAGTAGCGTTACAAAAAATTCTACATTCTGGGGGAGCATTTATCCAATCCCAAGGATTCATTTCACAATGTATTTCTACTAGACTTTGTAATTTAGATACATCCAAAGTTTTTAATAGATTACTAGAACAATTTATCGTTTCCAAGTTGACTAGGTCTGGCGAGAGTCGAAGGGTCCCTAATTGATTCCAAGAACATGATAGCTCTCTTAAATTTACAAGTCCGGGTGGGAGGTCAAGTTGAGTTAATTGATTCAAGGAACAATTTAATGTATATAACCTCTTGAGTCCACGTGGAATTGTAAGTTCCTCCAAGTGATTATTTCTACAATCTATATTTTCCAAATTTACCAATTCTGGAAACAGTACAAGTTGAGTTAATTGACCATTAGAACAAGATAGCTCTCTTAATTTTACCAAATCTGGAAACAGTACAAGTTGAGTTAAATGATTATTATCGGAACATGATATATATTCTAAATTTACCATTCTGGGGGAAAGTGACAGGGTTTCTAAATCAGACGCATTACAACTTATTGTTTTTAATTGGACTAGGTCTGGCGAGAGTTGGAGGGTCCGTAATTGCTGATTCCAAGAACAATCCAACTCTTGTAAGTTTGCAAGTTTTGGGATATGAAGCACTTCAAACTGATTTCCAAGACAAAATAGGTTTTTTAATTGGACTAGGTCTGGCGAGAGTTGGAGGGTCCGTAATTGCTGATTCCAAGAACAATCCAACTCTTGTAAGTTTGCAAGTTCTGGAATATGAAACTCTCCTTGTAGTTTATTATTACTACAATCTAAATAAGATAATTGTGTAAATGCAAGGTATAAGCTTAAGCTTTGCAATTTATTCTGAGAACAGTTTAAATACTCTAATTTAAAACACTCTTGGGGGAGTACGAGTTGCTCCAACTGATTATTACTGCAATCTAAATATTTTAAAAAACATGAACCCTCGGGGATGATCAATCGCTTTAACCTATTATTGGTACAATTTATCCTTTTTATTTGCATGAATTCGGAAGGGAGTTCGAGCTCCTCCAATTGATTTCCAGTACAATCTATCTCTGTTATGTATGGATAATACTTTTTATTTGAGAGCCACCCTGGTGAACCACTCCATGATACGAGGGCATGTGGATACATCTCTGCCCAATCCTGGCTTACCTGTCCTAGTACTTTGAGATTCTTCTCCTGTCCTAAAAAGCTCATAATATTCAACATGACATTTTTATTAGAGAGTACCCTCATTTTCTGTTTCTCCTTTTCCCTTATCAAACTGTCTAAATTTTTAATAGTACGTTCTATATTATTGAAAAATCCATTTGGGATGGCTATATCTTTATACCCCTTTTTTATTAAATCATAATAGATATTGGATATAATTTTGAATCTCTCACGTAGTTTTACAATAGTTTGCAAAGGTGAGTGTTTTAACATTTCGAGGGAAAGTTCAATCATATCTATTGTCATGATTATCTCTCTCATCTTTTCATTCGTCTCCCCGGGTTCAAGCCAATGATCCACCCTGGATTCAATATAACCAAATAACCCATCAAGTTTCCTTTTCGAATTTTGTATCAATGCCATTTTTAAAAAAGAACAAGATTAAAAAAAGAAATGATTTAATAAAAAAAATGGATTGTTCAATATGTATGGAAAAAGTATGTAAACAGGAATTTAATTGTCCAACCTGTAAAAATTCATTTCATGAAACATGTATCGAAGAATGGGCTTACATACCTCTCTACGGAAAAAAGAATTGTCCCCTATGCCGGGGTTCCATAAACCCCAGAAGAATAGATTACATTGGACAACCTGAACGCGACCTACTGTATTGGATCAATATTAATTTTATCTTGGAAGAACCTAAAATGGTGCCTTCCAGAACTTGTAATTTTTCACGTATAGATAATGCCCAACTCTTTTACACACTAAGTAGAATGGGTGGCGAAGCGTATTCGAGTTAATTATTAATAAATTTTTCATCCGTATAATTAAAAATGTCTCTTTTTAAATTAAAATATTCAATCCCCATTTTTCTCACCATATTAAGTATTATATTAGGTATAGTGGGTCTAACTATAAGTATACTGAGTTTTAAAAAGGCCCGCACAGGTATTCGCAAGGCCGAGGAGGGTATCGAGCAGGCAGAAAAGGCCCTACGAAAAGATAAAGAGTTGGAGGAAAAAATATACTAAAATTTTAACTCCCACATGCTAGACACTCTTCTTCTTCAAGGGGTAGTGGCACCGAAACTCCGCCCTCGGGCGGGTTTGGCTCTACTGTAAATTGTATTGCCTGGGCCTTTGGCCGGGTACGTAAATAGTACATGCCCGTCTTGAGGCCCCTCTTCCAACCGTGAAAGTGCATCGAAGTCAATTTTCCCAAATTTACGTCATCCATGTGTATATTCATAGATTGACTCTGATCAACAAAGGCCCCACGATCTGCTGCCATATCTATTATGACCCTCTGCTTTATTTCCCAAACCGTTTTATAGAGGGCCTTTAGGTCTGAGGGTATCTCTACTATATTTTGTATTGATCCCCTATTTGCTATAAGTTGGTTGCGTATCTTTTCGGTCCATAGGCCCAACTTGAGGAGGTCTTGGAGGAGGTGTTTATTGACTATAGTAAACTCTCCGGCCAATACCCTCCTAGTATATATATTTGAAGTATAGGGCTCAAAACACTCATTATTACCCAATATCTGGGAGGTAGACGCAGTCGGCATTAGGGCAACCAGGAGGGAATTTCGTAAGCCAAACTCTTTAACATTTTGCCTCAGGAGATTCCAATCCCAATCCAACTTGGGATTTGGCTCCTCTTCCCATAGGTCAAATTGAAATAGGCCCTTACTCGCAGGACTTCCACTAAATGTTTCATATGGCCCCTCCATTACGGCCAATTCCATTGACGCCAATACGGCACCATAGTAGATTGTTTCAAATATATCCCTATTGAGTTGCCGGGCCTCCTCACTATCAAAGGGGTATCGAAGTTCCATAAAAGTATCTGCTAGGGCCTGTACCCCAATACCTATTGGCCGATGTCTCATATTTGATCTCTCTGCTTCGGGTATGGGATAGTAGTTTTTGTCTATTACCCTATTGAGGTTGTGTGTTACCACTTTGGTTGTTTCCATTAGTTCCCTAAAATCATACCATGTTCCACCAGGATCCTTTTTAACAAATTTTCTTAGATTTATACTATTGAGGTTACAAACTGATACTTCGTCGGGTGAGGTAAACTGTGTGACCTCTGCACAAAGGTTACTCGATTTTATCGTTCCCAAATTCTTTTGATTATTTTTTCTATTGACATGGTCTTTATAGAGCATATAGGGAGTACCAGTCTCAATTTGGGCCTCCAATATCTTGTACCATAACTTTTGCGCCTTTAGGGTCCTCCTTCCAAGGCCCTCCTTCTCATAACGAATGTAGAGCTCTTCAAACTCGGCCCCATAAACGTCACTTAGGCCAGGTGCCTCATTGGGACAAAAGAGGGTCCATGTAGAGTCCTCTTGGACCCTCTTCATAAATAGGTCGGAGACCCACAGTGCATAGAATAGGTCGCGTGCCCTCATATCCTCATTGCCGTGATTCTTTTTGAGGTCCAAGAATTCAAATATGTCTGCATGCCACGGTTCAAGGTAGATCGCGAATGAGCCCTTCCTACGACCACCCCCATTATGGACTATACCTAGGCCCGCAGTAACATAGTCGTGGGGTGAGTCTATTTCAAAGTCATGTACTATACCACTGTAGCTTACCTCCCTAATACTCTTTATTGGGACGCTAAGCACGGGTGGGGCCTCCGTGTCTTCGCCCTCCCAAGCTGTTGGAAATAGTTTACAAAGGGCCGGAATTTGAGGAATTGTTAGGAGGGTGTCTTGGAGGTGGGCTATGCCGCCCAACCTCAGAAATTGATATCCTAGGCCTAGTGCCAATTGCTCTGTTGGGAGGTCAAGTACAAAATCTTTTCCTCCAAAGTTGCCAAGGGACTCGATTATTCCATAGATGACCTGGAGGGTCTTATCTAAGGGAAGGTGGGAAAACTTGGGGTTTAAATTTTTATTTCCCTGGGGCCCATAGAGTTCGGACTTTGTAAATTTAAATCTAAGTGGGGTCCATTTAATAACTTGGAGGTCATCTACAATTTCTTTATTATATTTCACCCCATTCTCTACCAAATACTCTTCTATAAAATTTATTGTACCCAGGGTCATTAGGTCTTGGATGCTAAGGCCACATTCATCCAGGGTCATATAACCCTGGCCCAACATTATTCCATACATCCTACAATCTCCTAAATTTATGTCAATATCCTCTATGTGCTTGGGCCTCGGAAAAACAATGTGATCTCCAATGTGAAGGTCCCTAGCATCTACAAATTGAGCCGGGCCGTGGTCCTGCGCAACCCTGACCTGGTGTTCATAGGTAACCCTAATGGGTATACCCATGGCATCTATTTCTAAGACCTTTCCCTCA